GGAGTGATGAGTGGTGTGCGGACTTCTGGCGACTCGATGACCTCGGTTGGCAGGTTAGCGGGCACTGGCGGTACTGGTACAACTACTTGTACAGGTTGCTTGCGTACGTATTTGCGCTTAGGCTTGGCGGTTGGCTTTGCTCTTTGCTTCATAGCGTAGCGGGTGTTGTAGACACTCTGGGGATTGCACTTCAGACGCGCAATAATTTCTTTATTACTCAATCCTTTTTCGATTAAGCCTGCGATGCGTTGTGATAATGGTTTAGCCATGGTTTACTCCTGTTAAAAATGCCCTTGCAACTTAGCGGCTACACCAGCCACGTTAATTGCTTCTACGTCGATGCCTTCCAGCACCGTACTCTCTCGTGTTGCCCGCTCGACTTTGCGTTCGAGTCGTTCAATCACATCATACCCAAGGTAGATTTTGAGGTTGGGTACTAGCTTAACTGCTTCGTTAACTGACTTGCAGCGTTGCAGTAAAGACGATAGTTGTGAGAACACTTCCTCCCACCGAGCCTTGATAGCTTTCTCAGTCTCGCTGTCATGGTAGCGTTGGATAGCTTCGGCGGCGCCGGGCAAATGCTGGTGCGCTTCTAACCAGCTAAGTGTCACCTGCGGGGTGACTCTCTCCCATGCACTTGGCGTTGGGCGTTTAAAGTGTTCGTCCAAGTTTGTAAACGTAATCTGCCCGATAACGTTACTGACACCGTCCTCTGCATTTATGTTGACTAAACGGATGTCGTCGTTTGATCTGTTCTCCATCCACGAAACAGGTATCTGCGGGCGTAGTGTGTCGTAGTGATCTAGCCATTCAGCACGTTCAATCAGCTCTGTTGCATTGGGTATAGCGTAACGTTTTTGAAGGTCTGGTAGGGTTGTTTCGATCTCTTTGTCACGCACCCTATTGATTGCGGTGTGGACATCTTTAAGTAAGTTGGTTGTGACTTTTACGAGTGCCATGTTTACTCTCCTGTTAGTTAGAAAAAATGAAGTACTTTGGCTGGGTCTATGTTGATAGGCTCGCCGCGTTGGAATATGGCTATCGCCATGTTAAATTTCTCTATGTCTTCTTCGTTGTAGAGTTTATGCGATACAGATTTAGCCTCCTCAAAGAATTCTACTGTGTGAAAGCGCAATCCTACACAGGTGTAGAACGAGGATGTGTCACCACGGAGACATGCTAGAGTCTCACTAAAGCGCGTTTCGTCATAGGCACTCCACTGATGTCCCGCTGTGAGTTTGCCAGCGATGTAGTCTTTGCGGAATATATTACTTAGCTCTTCGGTGTTAGCATTTTCTAGCAAATGCAACGGAATATATAACGTCTGCCCGCTGGTAGAGATAATATCCGATGCGCCTACGTGCTTCAACAGCATCATAGCGATTTTCTGCGCGTTACTGGAAGTCCAACGCGCTACTTGTTTAGCGTCAAGCATCCTCTTAACTGAATTCTGCATCCGCTTAGTCAAAGACGCTGGGTTAAGGGTTACTTGTGTTTCAACGCCTTGCGTTTTTAACATGCGGGCTACTTGATAGACTGTTCCATCGACTGCCATGATTACTCTCCTATGAACCCCGCCGTAGCGGGGGGTTGATTACTTACTTAGAAACTGCTTGATTACATCTGCTACTTGGTTACGCTGATCTTGGGATAGACCAGCCGCCAAACCATCTAGCGCGAACTGCAATAACTCTGTGTATTGCTCTTGCAGTTTGTCGAACGACTCGGTGACTGAGTTGCTTTCTTCTTTCATTGGTTTACCTCGAACTTAATAGTGTCGCCGTAGGGTGCTACGACGTCGGTTGACATACACCAAACAACTGGAAAGTCTGGTGCGCTAGTGAAGTCTGTATAACCATCGGTCAAACAGACAAACACATCTGGGGTGATGTCGTTGTCATCACAGAACTTGAACCCTGCTTCCATGTCAGTACCGCCGCCTGAGTACATGGAAATGTGCGGTGTCTCGTCGCACTCGAACACATCGTGTCGTTGCACGTTAGTGTCTGTATAGAGTACGTGGACTCGCTCGGGGTGACACAAATCTACAATGCTTGCAATGTGACCGTTGTAGTAGTCAACCTCGCGCTGAGAGATAGAGCCTGACACATCTACTTGGATAACGATGTCACCCATGTGAGCTACCTTACCAGCGGTTGGCAGGTAGTGGTGCGGAGCGAAGCGACGGTTGGGGCGTGACCATGTGTAGTCAGCACGAGTGAGAGACAACATATACCGCTCGAGGATGTCGTACCAAGGGGTGTGCGATGCAATCAACTCGGCGACAATATCGCTAAGTGCGTTAGGCATACGACCGACTGCTTTTGCAGCTTGGGCAGCTTGGGCAATGTCGACGCGAATCTCTGCATCAATACGGCTAGCCTCGTCAGCAGTAAGTGGCGTACCGCGCTCGATCAAGTCGTTACCAAGACCACCGACAGGCTCATCATTGTCAGGGTTTTCTGGGAGACTGTTGTAAATCTCGTCAACTGACTTTTCTCGTGAGCCGTCGATGTCAACACAGCCGTCGATAAGCTCACCGACACCAGCGGCTTTGAGCATGTCGTTAATCCACGCATCACCAGCAGTGTTCCAGCGGGTAGCGTCACGAGCACCTCGGCGTGCGGCGTGTTGACCGATAACGTGACCGACCTCGTGGGCTAGTACGAACGTCGCCTGCTGAACTGTGAGTGAGTTAACGAAGTCTGCGTTGTAGTAAATCTGCCCGCGCTGATCGACAGCCGCAGTACTGATCGACGCATCTTCGATGGGCGGGCGCTTCATAAGTATGCTAGCAAAGAACGGGTGTGTGGTTACGAGAGAGACTTTAGCTTTCTCGAGTACGGTTGGGATAGCCATGTTATAACTCCTTTAGTTTGATGTCACCGTCTACGACGGAGACTGTTGCTTTACCACTGGCGACGCTCTTGATACCCTGAGCGAGTACGAACGCGGCGTGACTCAACTCAAGGTACTTACGCCACAACACATAGTTAGCTAGCGCAAGCACGACACAGAGACACGAGAGAAACAACTCTAGGTCGGTCATATAAACTCCTTATCCAAACATTGCCATCTTGTCGGCGACCTCGGCTAACTTGGCACGAGCCTCGTCGCGTTTGTCTGCTGACCCTTTAATGACTTCCACATCGTCGAGGGCAGCCGTAACGGCGTTCTCTAACTGTGTGATAGTGTCAAGTAACTCAGGCGTTGGGTTGATCGCTAACTTACGCGCCATCTGGCAACCGTCAGTCACGTTGGTGATGATGGTATTGCGCCACCGCTCACCTTTCTCGCCCTTGTACTCGCCCAGTCTCTCGATGAGTGCTGACAGCGGCTTGAGCATACGGTTGACAGTATCAGCCTGTGCAAGTGCGGACATCTCCATCTCGCTACGCTCGAACGCTTGCTTATCCTCGTCACTGATGTCAAATAAGAAGTGGCTAGCGTCAGGCAGTGGGCTGAACCGCAGGTCGATGGACATACTCTGCCCGAACTGCTCCGCCGTTGGGTAGTCACTGACTGATGCACGAGCTGTCTTAGTGATGGACGCGTTGCGGTACATGATGTCCTCGTGTACTAACTGGTCGTAGTGTGGCAAGATAGCCGCCAACTTTTTCTCGACTTTGGCAATGAGGTGTTTCATCTCCTGTGTGTACTCGAAGTACATGTTGTTCGGCAGGATACGAGGGCCAGCGTCTGTGTATGGCAGGGTGTGCATCTTGTGGTACTGGTACACCTCGTTGTACGTTTGCTTGACGTCGTAAATATCGCTTGCCTTATTACTAAACAACTTCATCAGTACGTCGATAGAGTTGTCGTTCTCTTGCATACGCACTTGCTGAGTTAGCATAGCGTCGCGTCGAGTAAGGTTAGCCATGCGGCGGGTGAGTTTGACAAGCAGGGCTTTGTCGGCTAGTTTAGTTACTTTCATGGTTACTCTCCTGTGGTGTTAACGAAAATATGGAATTGGCAAGGACTACTGCCTCTCCCAAGGTTGAGCAGATTATTTTCTGCTGTCTGTCGTGCAGGTACAACTCGAAGTTGCACCGCTCTCTGTTGTGGGTAGACACTGTGGCAAACCTACTGTCTAGGTGTTGTCGTTTGATGTCACCCCCGAACCTGTACAAGACTTTGAGCGTTGGCAACACTTGCGACTCGCCAAGGCAAACCCAGTATGCACCGTTGGGGGCGTGGGTGTTGGGGTCTTGTCTTAGCACAGCACGTCTCCGTGTTCGGCTGCCCACTTACTAAACGCGTTGGTGTGCAGGACGTCAGGTGTCAGTCGCAGGGTATCTTTGACGTACATGACATTGAACTCGACAGGCATACGAGCGGTGTACTGCATAACTCGGTCCATGTTATCTACCGTAGTCTTACGAGCTAACGCACCAGTCAGAGCGAAGCGGGTCGCAGGGTCAGCAGGGACGGACGAGTTGGCAGGGTCGAGCAAGATAGCGTCGATGTTGGGCAGGGACTTGTAAATCTTGCGGAAGCCTGTGTACTCTGCGGCGGCGCCCTCGCCAACGTCACCAGCTACGTTATCGTAGAACAGTTGGTCAGGTAGTGAGTCAGGGATGAGCGACACACGAGCCCAGTTACGCGGCGTAGGACTAGCGAAGGTGTTGGGGTCGAACGCAGACAGCAGGGACGGACGGAAGCGCAAGAACTGTATTAACTCTGGCTTGATGTCGTTGTCCAGCGCCCACAAGGTGAAGTCGTCGAGGTTCTCGGTAAAGTCGAAGCGACGTGTACGCCCAGCTAACTTGGTAGTGATGCGAGTGGCGCCTGACTTGTCCTCGGTGCGGTTGCCTGTGGCAATGATGAACAACTGTTTAGTCAGATTCAACTGACCAGCGCGGCGGTCATAAACCACACCGCACAACGCGTTCTGCATGGGGATGGGTGCGTCTGACAGCTCCTCGAGGATGAGCGCGGCTGTTCCTACACCGTCGCGCAGTTTGTAGAACTCTTCTGGTGGCACCCACTTGGTAAAGTCGCCTTGGTTGTTAGGCGTACCGAGCACGTCGACAGGGTCGCGCAGTGACGCAGTGAACTCTACAACGCGGTCCTCGGGTATCTCGAGAGAGCGGATAACGTCTCTGGCACACGCTGACTTACCGCCACCGGGGGCGCCTAGAATAAATGGAACAACCTCGTGTCCGTTGGGTGCTTGGAACTGCTCGAGGATGGATGCTTTGATGTCGCTATATTTCATGGTTACTCTCCTGTTGTGGTTGGTTTGCGTAGGTTAATACGCGGCTTGGGGCTTGGCTGTCACTAACGTGACATCAAGTAGTCTGCACACTTCCACTACTGCGGCGTGTACGCTCTCTATGTACTCGGGTGAATAGCGATGGACGCAGCTTAGGTAATTGGCTAGGTGGCTATCAATATCCGCGAGTAATTTTTGGGCTTGGTTGAAGTCTTCGTCTGTCATGCTTATCTCCTTAGAGTGTGGCGGGTATGGTCTTTTGGACTTGGACGGTGTATCCAAGTGACTTGATGAGCCGCACTGCATTGGGGGTGAGTGTGGTAGTCCCCGCAAGTTTGGCTAGTGTTTTGGCGTCGTCGCACATCGGGTAGTACATGGTATTGCCATATACATTTCGCACGTCCACCGTGATGGTCTTAGTTGTCATGGTTCATCTCCTTTATTTGTTCGCTTAGTTCATCGAGCGTGAAATACAAGTTCTCGATCTTCCCTTTCACAGCATCGCGTTTGCTCAGGTCGTTGAGGTTGTCCAACACATAACGCAGTTTCGTTCTCATGTCGACATACTCGGCGTACAGCTCCTGTCTATGTTCTTCGTTCATGTAGGTTCTCCTTCTGGTGTGTATGCGTGGCAACTCGCGGCACGGTCGCGGCATTGTTGGTCGGCTTTGAGGTTTTCCTCGGTGTTCATGGATGGGTGCGGCGCTACCTGCATACCTAACGCAGTGCACACAAGGTCAACACAGAATCCACCCTCGTGGCGGGAGTGGGCGCAGTTTCTACAAGATTTCATGGTTTATCTCCTAGTAGGTAGTTGATGAGGGACTCGAGGATGCTTTGCCTCGGGGTGGACTTGGTCGTGATGAGTGCTGTTTGCAATGCGCCCATGTCAGCGTCTGGTGTGTACGTTTGGGGCTTGGCGATGTATGCACATCCGATCTTAACTTTGCCAGTGTTGTATGGTATTAACGCCATGGCTTGAATCCTTGGGTTGCGATGGCTCGGAACTCTGCCGTGGTTTGCGCTTTGTTTAGCCGTTCTAGGTATTTACGTTGCGCTTGTTCTTTGGCTAAGGCAAGGTCGAGTTGGGTCATTACGGCTATGTATGCACGTCTAGCTTCCATTGTCATGGTATGTACGCGATGTGTATGCACGTCTTTTCTCCTTTTGGGTGTAATACTTTTGGTGTTTTTAGACAGCAATAAGACAGAGTTCGGGGGGCTGTCTTATTATGTGGTGGGCTTGGAGCCCGCATGAAACCGTGAAAGTCGAGTACTACTGGTACTACAATTAGGCAATAAGACAGGAAATGGGTTTGGCTGCGCGGGATTTTGAGAACTTATGCGCGTTGCGTTGCGCGTTTTCGGAAACTTTCTCTCGCGAAGGGAGCCTATTTATACTGTCTTATTGTCTTATTGTCTTATTGTAATACTTGGTTGGATTGAAACTGGAATGAAATCAACAACTTGGGAGCCCTGTTGTAATAAGACAGAGCCGATACCCCTCTGCCTAATTGTCTTATTAGGTACTTTGGGACTACACGCACCCAGAAAGTAGTGCTTAATAGAACACGTCTAATTCGGGTGCAGTGTAGTACTCGGTAAACCATTAAGCATCCACAGTTTGTGGGGTAACTTCTGACACGATGGCGTTGACCAGACCGTACACGAAGGCTTTCTCACCCTTAACCTCGACAGGCTGACCGTCTTTGTTGCGCTTGTTGTCCACGGCGTGCTTCACTGCTTGGCACAGAGAGATGAACTGTTCTTTTGGAACCGCGCCGTTCGTTGGAATCAGACCAGACACGAAGGGCACCGCCGCTTTAGGCACGAGACCGCAGGACAGAATGTCATTTACCAGTGGGCGATACTGTCCATTCTGTAACCACTTAAGGTGCATTGCCTGACCTAATGCGATGCGGGCATCACGAGATGCAAAGGCGATGGCACGAGCGAACGTGCCTTGTTTACCCTTGGCGTTCATAGTAACGGTTAAACCGTTGTTTGCGTTTTCAATGATTGCGATTGCGTTTTGCATGATTTACTCTCCTGATAGTTAAAAAGGCTTGATGTATGCACAACCGTACACACAATGAAGCCCTCTCGCGAGGGGGTTACGCGCTTGCTGTTCTTGGTGCGCTCGGACTACCTCACCGCTCTTTTTAAGTAAGCGTTACTTGCTACTGTCTTTCCAGTAGGCCTATACATGGACGGACTCTTACCGTCTGCACATATTCGCAGTCCCGACAAAGTGGCCCAGTGCTCCACTATGGGTTTGCCACCGCACGAAGGCGTTGGATGCTTAGTCATGTGCGCCGTTATTACCGCACAATGGTTTACGCGCTACCGCAAACCTATACCCCGTAAACTTTTAAATACCGCACCCTAATGCACCGATAACCCCATACTGCTAGCAGATGACCTACCGCGCTTGCACTCGAAACCATGACAGCTTGAGAGCGAAACACTAGGCGCACTACTGGCGAGACTATCCGCACATTGTTAATAAACGAAGGGTCGAGAGGCGATACTCTCAAGACTAGGATTCCACCTAATCGTATCGGGGTTGCCCCGTCTACAATGACAGGATTCGACCTAGCCCACGGGCCCCCCACCCCACCCCAGCCCCCCGCCCCGCCTTACGAGGCGCTCATACAGCAAGCCCAATTTTTAGGTATGTATTAACGTGGACCCAGCCCGCTGCAGCAACTTACCCATAGTGACGTATTAACCACAGTCGCTTCTCTGAAATATGTTGCTACAAAATAAAAAGTATGTACAATGCACGTATTAACGAAGGAGGTAACATGACCGAATCAGAAAAAGACATGAAGCGATGGACACTTTTTATGCCCGACGATCTTCTCAATGAGATCAAAGAAGTGGCTAAAGCCCACAACATCACGGCAAGCAAGCTGACAAGGATTGCGTGCTCAAAATATCTGGCGGCTGTGAAGCGTGCGGCTGAGCAAGAGGCAGCAAATGCTTCCTGAAGACCTTGATCTTGACGATGACCCGCTTGAGGTAGGGCCAAAACAGCAGTCCTCGTTCCCGTCTGTCCCAAGTGAGATGATTAACAGCATTGCGCTGGGGCAAGAAGAAGATGTTATCGTGGCAGCACGCCACGGCTATAGTCTTGAGTCCTATAAGGAACTAGAAAAGCAAAAGTGGTTCCAACTTCAGGTTAATATCAAGCGCTCTGAGTTTGAGAGTAAGGGTATAACGTTCAAAACTAAGGCCGCTATGCGGGCTGAGGACTTGATGGACGACATATACGTGTTGGCAAAAAACCCAAAAGCACCACTTGCACAAAAATTAGACGCTTTTAAGACGTTTTCTAAGTTAGGCGGGCTAGAGCCGAAGGAAGAAAAAGACAAGCAGATGCTGAATTTGCCCACTATTATCATCAATGGGGGTACAGTGTCGCTTGGCGGGGCGTCCGAGCCGCCTCCACTTACTATAGACATGGATAACGACGACTAACACATGAGTACATACAACCCTACCCCTACACAAGCGGCTTTTATGGCTGACGAAGCATACGTTAGGGTGCTAGCAGGCCCGGTTGGAGGGGGAAAATCTGTCACTTGTGTGCACGAGTTGGTCAAATTAGCGTGCGGACAGGCCCCAAATGCTCAAAATATACGCAAAACTAGGGCTGTTATTGTCCGAAATACTGCCGATCAGCTGGCGTTAACGACTAGAAAAACGGTATTTGACTGGCTCCCACCGGGGGAAATGGGAGTCTGGAAGGCGGTGGAAAAGACTTTTTTGCTGCGAGCCAAGCTGTCTGATAACACTGTTGTTGAGTCAGAGTGGCTGTTTATTGCTCTGGATACACCTGACGACGTGAGAAAAGCGCTGTCACTAGAAACTACGTTCTTGTGGGGTAACGAGAGTCGAGAGTTGCACCCTGATGTTGTCGATGGCCTGCTCGGTCGTCTAAACCGCTACCCCAGCATGAAGGACGGCGGGCCGACGCGGTCGTGTGCGTTGTTCGATACCAACATGCCAGACGAAGATACGTGGTGGCAGGACAAGATGGAAGAGCCGCCTAGTAACTGGGCGATCTTTAAACAGCCAGCGGCTATCATCAAACCAGCTCGGTATATAGAGAAGTTCAAGGAAGACCCTGATGAGGTGCTGCTCGACAAGGACGGTGAAGAGTGGGTAGTTAACCCCGAGGCTGACAACTACGACAACTTGCCGAAGCAGTATTACCCCAACTTGATTCCGGGTAAAACCGAGGACTGGTTGCGTGTTTACCTTAGATCAGAGTACGGTCGCTCACTTTCAGGGACTCCGGTGTACGAGAAAACTTTTGTGCCTGACTTCCACATCTCTGAGGGGCCGCTGAAAGTTATTCGCTCGGCGGACTACCCCGTTGTTATTGGCATCGACTTTGGGCGAACGCCTGCTGCTGTGTTTAAACAACGAGACCCTAGAGGGCGGGTGTTGACACTAGCAGAGCTAACATCGGAGAATATGGGCATCGAGACTTTTGTCCGTACGAGGCTCAACCCGTTTATCGCCAACAATATGGGAGGGTGTACTTTCGTCTGCGCGCCTGATCCTGCGGGGTTTGCGAAACAGCAACAGAACGAAATGTCCCTAGTTGATGTCTTGAAGAATGAAGGGTATAAGTGCGTTAGGCCCCCTACCAACATGCCGGAGCTACGTATTCAAGCGGTTGAGCGTTTGTTGAACCAGCAGCTCGAAGGCAAAGCGATGTATCTTGTTGACCCGGGGTGTACTATGTTAGTTCAAGGATTTAAGTCAGGATACCGCTATAAAATTAAGCGAAATGGAGAGACTGAGGATAAGCCGGACAAGAACAAGTTTTCACACGTGCATGACGCAAACCAGTACGCCGATGCCGTGATTGATATGAACATTCGCGGGGTTGGGCTTTTAAATACTGGGCGGCGAGAGATCAAAAAAGCCAAAAAGTATGCTTATACTTGACCCGACGGCTGCAAAGAGTACAATTCTAGTATATTTACGGTAGGACACCGCTATGAGTCACATGACGACCAACTACCTGAACCCGGTTTCAGGTTTCTTCGAGCAGGTTCACGGCCTGCACGGTCGTCTTTTTGTTGACGCTGGAAACATATCTCCTCCCGATAACAAGCACTACTTTATGTTCCACGAGTATTCAGTGCCGTCGCTCGGGACTGAGGTGGTAAAAGTAGTTATTACTGGCGATACCGTAATGGAGTCATTCATTATCAAGGTGATGGCCGGTACTGCGCGAGTTGAGATCGTAAGTGGCGGCACTGAAGGCGGTACATTTAGTCAATCCGTGCCTGTATTTCCTGTTAACACTATGAGCACTGCTGCACCTAGAGCGTCTACTACAACGGTTCAGTCCGGCGGCACGGTTACTGGCGGCACGACACTTGACCTGTTTTTAGTAAATACAGGCGATAATGTTAACCAGTCAGTTGGAGTATCCGTTGGAGAGAACTTCCAAATCGGCTTCCCCGCTGGTACGTACTATATTCGCGTGACAAACACAGACAACTCAGCGTCTAGCGGGTTGATTAAAGCCCTGTGGCACGAACTGTAATCTAAGGAACATCTATGGCAACGAGTGGCATCGCCCTTTTTCCTATTGTCACAGCGACACAACTTGACGCGCAAGCAGAAGCTAAACGTCGAAGCGACGAGCTTCAGAACCAACCCATTATCCAAGGCCTAGCAGCGCATGTGCGCAAACGCTGGGATATTGCTAAAACAGGTAAGCGCGATTTAGAAGAACGCATGCTTCAGTGTTTGCGTCAACGCAATGGCGAGTACGACCCTGATAAATTAGCTGAAATTATGGAGCAGGGTGGCTCTGACATCTTTATTAACCTAACATCAGTTAAGTGCCGTGCTGCTACTAGCTGGTTGCGCGACACACTGCTGGGGAACGGCTCGGACAAACCGTGGGCAGTAGACCCATCACCTATTGCGGATATGCCACCGGAGGTGTTGCAGTCCTTGCAGGCTCAGATGGAGCAGGAACTGTTAGCTGCTATGCAGCAGGGTTTGCCCATGCCTAGCGAAGAGCAACTTCGCAAGATTGCTATAGAGATGAAAGACCGTGCGCAACACGCGTTGCAAGAAGAAGCAACCGAGCGTGTAAAGCGGATGGAGAAACGCATGGAAGATCAGTTGCTAGAAGGCGGCTGGGCTAAGGCGTTTAACGAGTTCCTTGATGACATCGTGACATTTCCGTTCGCGGCGCTTAAGGGCCCTATCAAACGCCGCCGTAAGACCATGGCTTGGCAGAACGGAAAGCTGGTCCCCAAACAGGTCATCCGTAACGAGTGGGAACGTGTCGATCCGTTTATGTTGTACTGGGCTCCTTGGGCTTGGGATATTAACGACGGGTTTGTAATCGAGCGTCACCGCATGACACCGGAAGATTTGCAGGCTTTGATCGACGTCCCGGGGTACAACAACGACGCAATCCGCACAGTACTAGACGAATTTACTGGCGGTGGCTTGAAAGAATGGTTGTGGAGCGATACTGCAAAGGCTGAAGCTGAAGGCAAAAACACGACCGACGCAACTGTTACTGATGATCTAATCGACGCGATTCAGTTGTGGGATTCAGTACAGGGTAAGTACTTGCTTGAGTGGGGCCTGTCTGAAAAAGATATTCCAGACCCAGCCATGACTTACCCCTGCGAAGTTTGGCTGATTGGCGGTACGGTTATTCGCGCCGTGCTGAACTACGACCCACTGGGCCGCAAGCCGTATTATTTGACTTCCTACGAGCAGTTACCCGGCGCAGTTGAGGGTAAAGGCGTTACTGATTTGTGCCGAGACTCTCAGGCTATGGTCAACGCTACCGCTCGCGCTTTAGCAAACAACATGGGCATCTCATCAGGCCCGCAGGTCGGTGTAAACGTGTCTCGCTTGCCAGCTGGCGAAGATATTACTGCACTGCACCCTTGGAAGATTTGGCAGTTCCAAGCATCTGATTATGGTGATAGTTCTGCGCCTATTCAGTTCTTCCAGCCCAACAGTAATGCAGGTGAATTACTGACAGTGTTTGAGAAGTTCTCAGCCCGCGCTGATGAAGACACGATGATTCCTCGTTATATGACGGGTGAGCACACACCCGGTGCGGGGCGTACTTCGTCTGGCTTGTCAATGTTGATTAGCAACGCCGGTAAGGGTATTAAACAGGTTATTAGCAACATTGACCACAACGTAATTGTTCCGGCTATTGAGCGGTTGTACCAAGATAATTTGCGGTACAGCGATGACCCTGATTTGATAGGCGATGTAAACATCGTCGCACGGGGCGCGTCTAGTTTAGTTGTTAAGGAAGCTGAAGCCATTCGCCGTAATGAGTTCTTGCAGCTGGTTCTTAGTAGCCCAGTTGCCCAGCAGATTGTTGGCATGAACGGCGCAGCTGAATTGCTCCGCGAGTCTGCTCGTAACTTAAACGGTAATGTTGATCGTATTGTTCCTGCTCGACAGCAGATTACTACGATGGAGCAGCAACAGCAAATGATCGCGCAGTTGCAACAACAACTACAAATGGTTATGGGTCAAGCCGAGATGGCGCAGGGCGGGCAGCCCGGCCCACAAATGCAGCCTAAGAATATGTTACCCGATGGTTCTCAAGTAGGCGGTCGTGAAGGGAACTTTATGTCGCCAAGACCGAATGGTATGTAAGTAGTTGACATAATAGAGTGAAGTTGCTATAAAATTAAGCACATGAGGATTTTTATTGGACCAAAGCCTGACAGGCAGCACATGCAAGCGTTACTACGCTGCAAGCAGCCGGAAAGTGCAGCGTTGATCGAATTATTCCGGTCTAGGCTAGACGAAGCGAAAAATGCTTTAGTCATGGCGGAAGACAAGGTAATGATTCACCGCCTGCAAGGTCGCGCGGAAGTCCTCCAAGATTTTCTCGAAGCGGTCGAACGATCGTCAGAGATAGTCGAGCGGGTTAAATAACCCGTATTTTTGAAACCGAAGCAAACCATTATGCAAACGGCAGACCGCAGCAGGAGCCCAGAGCAGAGTTGGAGCTAAAAGGGAAATTAAGATGGCATTGCCTAAACAAGTTGAGCAAACGTTAAAGGATTTGGAAGCGCTGGAAGCGCAGTTGGCTAAAGATCAGGGGACAAAAGACGAACCCCCTCCAAAGGAGGAACCGGAAGACCCGCCTGAAGAGACGCCGACAGAGCCCACGCCCGTAGCTGAAGAGCCTACAACCGACGAACAACAGAAGGTAGAACCGTCTAAACCGGTTGAAGCCGACTCTAAGGAAGAGGAAACTTGGAGACAGAAGTACCGTACCCTGCAAGGGATGTACGATGCAGAAGTCCCAAGATTGCACGCCCAGTTAAAGGAATTGAAAGCTCAGATGGATGAGCTGCAGAAACCTAAAGCTGAGGAAGCTCCTAAGCCTAAAGAGCGTAAGAAACTGGTCACCGATGATGATGTCCAAGCCTTTGGCGAAGACCTTATTGAGGTACAACGCAAGGTTGCCCGCGAAGTGGCCCAAGAGTTCCAAGAGGAGCTTGAGAAGTTGCGAGCCGATAACGATGTCCTGCGCGAGCAGTTAACAAAGACCGGTTCACAGGTTTCTGAAGCTAGTTTTGAGCAGCGCCTGCACCGTATGGTGCCGGATTTTGACGCCATCAACGCCGATCCCCAGTGGATTTCGTGGTTGAATGAGGTTGATCCGTTGCTACGAGCACCTCGAATGACTGTTGCCCAAGAAGCGTTTAACCGAGGCGATGCCGAAGCGGTAGCGTACTATGTGGACTTGTTCAAACAGAGCAACGCCCCAGTGTCGCAACCGAAGGGTCCGAACGAAGAGCTAGAACGTCAGATTCAACCGAACCGTAGTGCGACTAACGCTGCGCCTGTCCAGCCTAAAGGCAAGACCTACTCTGTAAAACAGATTGAGGCGATGTTTAAAAAGGCAGCGGACTTGGGTGGCCGAGGCGAACTGGATGCGGCTAGGAAACTTGAAGCTGAAATTGATGCTGCGTATATGGAAAACCGCGTTACCGCGTAAAACATATACAGGTGTCTAACCAACCTGTTCTAAATTTTTAAGGAGGCCAAAATGGCTGCTGTTTATCCCGTCACGGGCTCTGGTGCGTTTGACACCACCCCCTCATACTCTGGTGCCTTTATCCCCACGCTGTGGTCAGGCAAGTTGTTGGCTAAGTTCTATCAGAACACTATGCTGTCAGAAGTCACTAACACTGACTACGAAGGCGAGTTGAAGAACCAAGGCGATACCGTCCGTATCCGTTTGGCTCCTTCAATCAGCATCTCTGACTACACTGTCGGTCAGAACTTGTCTTACGAAGTGCCAGTTCCTAGCTTCCAAGACATGCAAGTCAACAAGGGCAAGTACTTTGGCGTGCAAGTCAACGACGTGTTGGCCTATCAGTCTGACATGAACTTGATGAACATGTTCACCGAAGACGCCGCTAAGCAGTTGAAGATCGCCATCGAAAACGAAGTGTTTTTCAATAGCTTTGTGACCGAAGGCCCTGCCGCTGCTAACGAAGGCGCGACTGCTGGTGCTATCTCTGCTGCCTACAACTTGGGCTCTGACACTGCTCCTATCGACCAAGCTACGCCTGAAAACGTGCTGAAGGCTATCCTTCGCATGTCTACGGCTCTGGACGAGCAGAACGTTCCTGAAGATGGCCGTTTCTTGATCCTGTCTCCCTATGACCGTCACCTGTTGATGCAATCAAGCATCGCTCAGGCGTACTTCTCTGGTGACAACTCAAGCACCATCCGCACCGGCAAGATCGGTATGTTGGACCGCTTCAGCGTCTATGTGTCTAACTTGCTGCCAAAAGGCGAAGCTGGTAAGGCGCTGGTTGCTGGCTTGTCCGCTACTTCTACTGGTGGCAATGTGACTGACGCTAAAGCACGTCGTACGATGATCGCTGGTACTAAGGCCGCAACGTCTTTTGCCATGACCATCAACAAGACTGAGCCTTTGCGTAACCAGACAGACTTCGGCGACATCGTTCGCGGTCTGGCTATCTACGGTCGCAAAGTGGTTAAGCCTGAAGCCCTCGTGGTTGCTCAGGTCGGTTCAGCTAGCTAATAGCTGAGTAAGAGGGGGCCCTAGCGGCCCCCTTCACCCTTTGGAGAAACTATGACTGTTGTAGAGCTAATGAATCGCCTTGGTGGCGAAGTTTTGTCTGCCCGCGTTCGTGCCACTATTGACGGGAAGATTGTTGTTATCGGTCGCTACGAAGGCGCAGAGTTAGTATTTACCGACGAAGGTAAAGCCCTTGCGGACTTGCACTCTAACCAAGTTGCTGCGGAAAATGACGCAAAAGCCTCAAAAGCTCGTAAAATTAGGTCATCTCCTGTAGAATCAGCGCAAGTGTCACGTGCGCCAGCTACTGGCCTAAACGTTAATATCGACGAGTAAGGTACGCTATGAAAGCTCTGAGCGATTTCTATCCGCGGATCATGCCGTTTTTACCCGGCTGTTCAGAGCCTTTAGTAGATCAGGTTCTGCTTGACGCCGCCATTGAGTTTTGCGAGAGCGCTCCCGTCTTGCGGCAAACCCTAGACTCTTTTAATACACGCATCGGTGCCATTGAGTACGACCTAGACCCGCCGTCCAACCAGTATATTATTGCTCGTGTGATGAGCGTTAATGTGAATGGGGATGAACTTGCCCCAGTAATGACGGAGACAGTTCGCAGCGATCTCCCAACAGCTGTTGCTAAACCAACCGGGTTTTATACGGATCGCGTAGACTCTACACTTGTCCTGCGGCTTGCACCTCCGCCTGATGCAGTGTACCCAGTAAAAATTATCGCCGCGTTGCGCCCCGCGCGTGATGCTACATCGCTCGATAACGATTTGTACAACTTATGGATCGACCCGATTTGCGAGTCCGCCATCGCCCGTGCGATGATGATTCCAGATCAGCCGTTCACAAACCCAGCACAAGCAGCTGCTCTTGCGTTGTCTGCTGCCAAAAAGATAACCGCCTCTCGCGTTGAGAGTAACTACGGGATGGTTCGCGGTTCTATGCGAGTCTCCCCACGGCCCTTTGTGTGAGGTAAACCATGGCTATAACAGCCCAGTCAATTATTCAGCGCGTAGCCACTACGCTACAAGACACATCCGCCGTTCGGTGGGCCACTAGCGAGCTTGTCCGCTATCTTAACGATGGGCAGCGCGAAGCCGTTATTTTGCGCCCAGACGCGACTATTACTAATGGTACTATGGCCCTTACTACCGGGGCCAAACAAACGCTACCAGCGGGCGTATCGCGGCTTGTAGAGGTTATCAGGAATACATCAGGTCGAGTTGTCCGGTTGACTACTCGCTTTATTCTAGACGCCCAGAAGCCCAACTGGTATACGTCTACTGCGTCAGACACCATTCTGCATTACATGTACGATCCTCGCGATCCGCAGATTTTCTATGTGTACCCGCCAGCTGATACAGCCGCTAGTCTGGAGATTGTGTATTCGGCCCTGCCGACCGACGTGGCAGAGCCTGCAGCCGGAACTACTTACACATCGGTAACTGGAAACATTGATCTCCCAGACACATACGCCAATGCACTGGTTGACTACGTTTTATACCGCGCGCTCACCAAAGACAGCGAAGTCGCCGCTAACGCTCAACGCGCTGTAGCGCACTTTGAAGCATTTAAAGCCGCCTTAGCGACAGAACTAAGTGGGGCTACTGGCATGGCCCCCCGTAAATGAGGTAATACATGGCTGAAAAAATTAAATTAGTTCAAGGCGATACCGGCCCGCAGCTTC